TAAATAAACCATCAGCTTTTTCTTTATTGATTCCAAGTTCAGCTTGTAATTTATTTTTACCCATACCATAGAACAGACCAAGGTTTATAGTCTTGGCCTGTGATCTAGGTATCTCCGCCATGTCGGCAACGATCTGATGAAAGTCTACATTGGAATCATTGTAGGCATCCAATACATCGCCCACTCCATAGAGATTTTGTAATGCTGCGTAGTGTACAACCAGTCTTGGTTCTTGTTGTGAATAATCAAATACACCCCACTTCATACCTTCTTCAGGTATAAACAATGATCTTATCTGTGGTCCAAGTTCTTTGTTACGTGCTGGAATCTGTTGTAGATTAGGATTTGCATAACTAAATCTACCAGTAACTGTACCACCACTATCTGATCTAAGTTGGTTTATTTCAGCATGAATTCTTCCTTTATGTGTATGCTTTATTATGGTATCAATAAATGTGGTATGAGCCTTATTTATCTCTCTGGCTCGGGCGATTAGTTTCACCAGTGGGTGGGGGTGATTTTGTAAGAAGTTTTTTGTAAATGATGGAGAATTTGTTTTTATGGTTCGGTCATATGATAGGGCGAGTTTTTGAAAGACTTGCTCAATTGAACGTGCAGCCCATATTTGAACATCTACTCCAGTTTGTTTTTTTACTTTTAGTAAGCATTCTTTTTCTTCTTCTACTAGTTTGTTCTTTAGTGCAAATGCTCCTTCAGTATTTACTCGAACACCTAAAAAACGCATATCAACTAGGCAAGGAAAAAGTTCTGTCTCTAAATCAAAAATAGATTTTATATCTTGATGCTCTATTTCTTGTTTCATCTTCTGCCATAATTCAAGAGTCATTTCAGCATCTCTTTCAGCATACTCACCTACATATATTGCAGGTAATTTATACATCTCAGATTTAGGATCTACACCCCATAATTCTGCTGTTTCTTTCAATACAGCCTCATTTTTACCTCTTCCAAGGTAATCGCGACCCATACTACCTAAATCGTAACGAAAGCGATTCTCGTCCACGAGAGAGCCAGCAATCATGGTATCTACGATGGGTCCATTGATTCTTAGCCCTGCAGATCTAATAAAACATACGTCATACATAGCGTTATGAAATATCTTAATTGCAGGGGTATTTAATACATCTGCAAACCATTTCATGACTCTGTCTTTGTCCATGTTACCGCCACCGCCATGAGCTATTGGATAGTATCCAGACCAGCCTTCGACAGCAACAGCTATACCTACTATTTCTCCTCGTCCTGTTACAGAACCAGATCCCATAGTTTTTAATTCAGGATCTTTAGTTTCTAAGTCTATTGCTATCTCATCATAGTTTAATAAATTAGGAAATGTTTCTGGCGGTGTCCATTCTACCTGTGGACTGAACATAGGTTTCTGTATCATGAGTAATCCCTCTCTATTATCATTTCTATAAAATGTATTGCTTTCAATAAATCTTGTTTCTTTCCCTTATCTCTATGTCTTATTATATATTTTATAGCACAGCCTTCAGGGTATAACAATTCATTCTCTACTACAAACTTACTTGGTTGAATTTTATACTTCTGATAGTGTGATCCTCCGTGTTGTTTATCCCATACGTTACTCATATTTTATATCCTTTGTATTCTTGTTTTGGTTCTATTATGTGTAAATGTTCCTTGGTCCTTGTTGCGCCAACATAGAACAATCTATTCTCATCATCTGTATTTCTTTCGTATGCTTTCATAGTATTCTCACTTAAATCTGTGAGAAGTATTACATTTTCTGATTCGCCACCTTTAGCTCCATGTATTGTTGACAATGTAATTCTTGGTTCTTCATTTAGTTTCTCTCCATTCTTTCTCATCTGACGTAGATAGTTTACATCTCTCTTTGGTGCATCATCAAATGCTTCATACCAAACAGCATTGGTATCTACTTTTAATCCGTAACTTTGTTTTAATGTAGCAATGTCATAAGAACTTTCTTTTAACATACCTTTTAGTTTTGTTTTATCTGCATTGTCTTTCATGTATCCGTAAATTCTTTCTATCTGTTTGTATGCAAGTGGTTGACCTTTACGTAAGTTTTCCCAGTCTTGTGCAGCATAATGTAATTCTTGTTCTTTTGTTTTCTTAAATTTATTTTTATAATAATAACCATTACGATATAAAGTATCTTCTAAATCATTTAACATATACTTTGTTCTAGCTAACACTAGCCATTCACCTGATGACATATCTATTTGTTCAAAGTCATCATATCTAGATAAAGATCCTTTGTGTACTTTTGGTTGCCATGTTTTATCAATTCTATTTCTAATTTTATTTATAATACCCATAGCTAAATTATGTACCTTTGCAGGTATTCTGTATGATTGTTTTAACGGCATCATCAAACCTTTTTGTGCAATAAAAGAATCTACATCTGCACCAGCCCATCTAAATATTGCTTGGTCATCATCACCTGCAATAAAAGAGTCTGTTGTTTTATTCCATATTGTTTTAGCCATGTCCCATTGCATTAGTGATAGATCTTGTGCTTCATCTATAAATACCACATCAAACTTTGGTGACTTATCTGATTTAATAAAATCTAAAATCATGTCGTTAAAATCTATTAAGTTGTATTCTTTTTTATATCTATCTATTTCGTTGACTATGATACGTAGCTTATCTCTTTCTAAATCTTGATTGTGTTCTGCTAAATCAAATTGTTGTTCTGGTGTAATGTTTCGTAACTTTGCAAGATTTATTATTCGTAAGTATTCACTATCAGATGTAAAGATACCACCATGGTCATCTTCAAATTTTGCATAGTTTACAGGGAAACCAAGTTTTTTACCTAGATCCATATAATGTCTTCGTTGCATAACATCTTCTTTTTTAATTCCTAGTTTTCTAAATGCTAGTGAGTGTAGTGTTCTGAAATATGGTAAGTCATCTTCTGTAAGATTAAATTTTTTAATAGCTCTATCTCTTGCTTCGTATGCAGCTTTTTGTGTAAATGCAAAGTATCCAACTTTATCTGGATCTGTTTCTTTTAGATAGTCATCTACTTTATTTAATAATGTAGTTGTCTTTCCTGTGCCTGGTGGTCCTAATACTATTGTTTTCATATTCCTAAGTGTAAGTATATCCACAATGCTGTAAACATTGTGATCGCCAATAAATCCATTCTAGCAATCAATACGGCTCCTCCTCTTTTAATGTTTTCTGATTGTATTCATCTTTTTTCTTATCAAACTCTTTTACAACAAATACAGATAATTTTTCTTTTCCTATTCTTTTATTTTCACAATCACATTTTTCTTTTAATAATTGTGCTGTTCTTGAATAACCAAGATCCCATCTTCTACGCATTAGAAACTGATGATAAAATCTATCGAACACAAAATGGTGATAGCCTTCTGATGTCCACACACCACCTTTTTTTAAATCGTTCTTATCTGTTGATACTTGTCTGTTTAAACAAAACTCTTCTAAATGGTTTTGTAATTGATCTTCTGTTCGTAGTCCCTCTGCAGGTTCAGTAACCTCTGCATTGTTTAATAATAAATTTGTTATGGTCACCCAATCTTTTTCTTTTAATGTTGGTGGTCTGTTTCGTAATTGTTTCATACATGCTTCTTGAAATAAACTTTGTTGTCTTAAGTATTTTACATTCTCCAAGTATAATCTTTCTCCGTCTACATTGAGATAGTAGTAAGGGTCCTCCAAGTCTATTACCTGGAGGTCGGTTAGCCCAGGAAACAGTATCTCTTGGCCGATACCATATTTTCTACTCCGACATAAAGTTTTATCACATACACTACACATTGGTTGATCTTTACATTTGTAACCCCAATCTTTTTTATCGTGTTGAGTTATAACTATTTGAACTTCAGAATCAGGCATAGGTTTTTCCATAGCCGTTGCGTTAAACATTATTAATTTTGATTTCCATTCACTAGGCCATTTTTGTTTTGCATATGTACCATAATGAAATAGTGCATTGTTTCTACCACCCTCACCTATTTTATTTAATGCAAGTATTTCAATACAAGGTGGAGCATCATTATGTTCTGATTTAGGTCTTTCTACTTTTATGTTGTCAACATTTTTTTGTTTTTTATTTTCATACAACAAATAAAAACCATCTAGATTAACAGCTTCTCCATTATCATTAAAGGCATATCTTGTAGAATTATTACCATTAAAGTATGGTAAATTTAAAAAATTTCCTGTATCATCTTGCGATTTTAATTCTGTTTGTTTTGGAAAAACTTCTGATCCACCATAACCCAATACAGCTTTTATCTCCATTAATTTATCTTGCATAGATCTTGCAGATACATAATCTTCAGTAAATAAAAACACATGTGCACCACCAGATTTAGATCTAAATACTACTAATGGTAATTTTAATTTTTGAATTTTTTCTATTAATTGTTTGTGATCAAAACCTGCATATGAATCAATATCTATACAACCCCATCTACAATTATTATCATCGTTTATAGGTATTACACCTAAACTATCTTTACCTTCTAAATGTTTTTGCCATAATAAATCTGTAACTGGTTCTCTTTTTACAAAAGATTTACCTTTTAATTTAGTCCCATTACCATTTGATTCACCTACGATGGTGACACCATGCGCACGTTCTAATCCTGTAAATATATTTTTAAACTTCTCAATCATAATCAATAGCGCGGGCGGCTTCCACTCTCGCTTTGCCGCCCACTACCTAGGGTTCTGTTAGTATGGTTGTTTCGAGTCTGCCTCGTTATTACCATGCTTCGCCTCAATCTCACCTTTACCTACTTGTTCTGCAAAACGTTTTGCCATATCGTAGATTGCTTTATCTTCGACAGGACCAACCTTTTCTACATCCCAACCAAACCATGTACCTTTGTCGTTAGACATCTGTACGGTCTTTAGATTATAAATGTGACTATATGTTGGCGGAGTAAAAAGTCCGTTTTTACCCTGCATTTTAATACCCATCATCATTGAGTTCCATTTTCTACTCACTTTTAATTGAGTAGCTTTCATAGAAATCAAAGCTGTTGATGGATTGGTACCAAGAGTAAGTACAAAGTGATCGGCAGTATTTTCAAGATAATTACCATTTGGTAATCTATCTTTATAGTCCTTACCTCTAGTCGTTTGACTAATAATATCACTGTCTGGTGCATGAATTGCAACAGGTGCACCAGTGCTGGTACCTCTATCTTGCCATTCAATGTACTTTCTTTTGTAATGACATGGGACAACAGTCAACATATCATACAACTCGTTAGTAACAGTATTGATTATTTTGCCGGGTTCTGCGCCCTCGACATATTTACCATCTCTTTTGTTTACCTCTGGAGATAGCTGTCCCAAAACTTTCAAGAAGGGTAACGCAAGATCTTCCTGCGAAATGTTTTGAGCACCTTTGTTAGCATCAGCTTCAAAGTTTACTGTCGCTAATGCTCCTTCTGTTTTTGTTGCTACTTGGTTCATGTTTATTTGTTCCTTTTTATTGTAGTTTTATTCTCGGTATATACACCGAAAATATCCGCTGGCATTTCTTTACCTGCCTCAATACGCTCGCGAACTAGCGCTTTCAGAGTCATGGACTCAACCTTCATCTTACGTGTTGGTTCAAGTCCTTGACTCTTCGCAAGATCGGCATAATCAGCCGCTCTTGTATCTTCGTTAGATCCAAAGGATACGGATATCTCGTTTTTGATTATATCCCCCAGTCCATTTGTACGAAGCCAGTTAAACGCCGTTTCTTTGTTGGCCTCTGTAATGTGTGCCTTGTACGACGTTGAAACTTTTAGATGTGATCCATCTGAAAGTTTTAATTCTGATAAACCCATTTCAGTCATCATAGTTGGTATAACCTCTCCTGATATGTGGTCTCTTTTCTTTTTTAAAAGTTTTAGATTTTCTTCTGCTGCCTCTATGGTTGTTGCAAAAGTTTCTAATCTTTCAACTTGATCTGCAAGTGACTGAATATTGTCAGTCTTCTTTAGTGCATCTTGTTTGTCTTGTTCAAAATCAATTGTCATCTATTTCTCCTTTCTCATATAAATTAATAGAAATAGGATAATATTTTCTTTCTTGTTTATCCCATTTTAACAAATTGTATTTACCGTTTGTAGTATCAGAAACTAAAGAACATGCAACACCTATCAATGCAGGATCACCTGTAAGTAGTAAATAATCTTTCTCTGTAAAATCTTTTAGACCTTGTCTTAATTTACGTATTAAAGGACCAGGTGAAAAAATCATTTGAGAAAATTCTGGTAATAAAAATTTTAAGTCACCATATTCAGTAGCACCCATAATATTTATTTTAGGACTTCCTGCCTGGCTTCCTGCAATTTCTTGTATTACGTATACTTTATTTTCTTTCATGCTTGACAATATAGTTAAATAATATTATATGTCAAGTCAGAAAGTAAAAAGTTATGAATTATAAATTTAGAATGAAACCTTACAAGCATCAATTGACTGCATTAGAAAAGTCATGGAACAAAGAAACGTATGCATATTTTATGGAGATGGGTACCGGTAAAACAAAAGTATTAATCGATAACATGTCAATGTTATATGATAATGGTAAAATAGATAGCGCTTTAATTATTGCACCGAAAGGTGTTGTTAAAACTTGGTACGAACAAGAACTACCTACACATTTACCAAAACATATAGAGAATGTGACTGTATTATGGCAGTCAAATATTACTAAAAAACAACAAGTTTCATTAGACAACCTAATGAAGATCGGCACAGAGCTCCACATTTTGATTATGAATGTGGAGGCTCTTTCTACTAAGAAAGGTGTTGATTTTGCATTTAAATTTTTAAACTCACATAATGCTTTAATGGCAATAGATGAGTCTACAACAATAAAAACACCAAGTGCAAAACGTACGAAAAGTATAATTAGTTTAGGTAAGATGGCTAAGTACAGAAGAATTATGACTGGTTCTCCTGTAACTAAAAACCCTTTAGATTTATATACTCAATGTTTATATCTTGATCCTTATCTGTTAGACTTTCAATCTTATTATGCATTTAGAAATAGATACGCTGAAATGAAAACTTTAAATGTTAGAGGCAGATCAATACAAGTTGTTAATAAGTTTATTAATTTAAATGAATTATCAGATAAATTACAAAGTTTTTCATATAGAGTATTAAAAGAAGATTGCTTAGATTTACCTGAAAAAATATATATGAAGAGATATATATCTCTTACACACGATCAAATTAAAGTATATGATCAAATGAAGAAGACAGCTCTTGCTACATTAAATGGTAAAACTACTAGTACAATGACTGTATTAACTCAATTAATGAGATTACAGCAAATAACTTGCGGCCACTTTGTAGCAGATGATGGATCTACACAAGACATACAAAGCAATAGAATAAAAGAATTGATGGATGTATTAGATGAAATAGAAGGTAAAGCTATTATATGGGGCCATTGGCAAAGAGATATAAAAAATATTATAAAAGCAGTTGTAGATGAATATGGTCCAGGGTCCGTGGTTGATTATTATGGATTAACACCACAAGATGAAAGACAAGATAACATACGTAAATTTCAAAATGATCCTAAATGTAGATTCTTAGTTGGTACACCTCAAACCGGTGGATACGGTATTACACTTACACAAGCAAACACTGTTATATATTATTCTAATGGTTATGATTTAGAGAAAAGATTACAATCAGAAGACAGAGCACACAGAATAGGTCAAAAGAAAAATGTTACTTACGTTGATTTAATATGTGAAGATACTGTTGATGAAAAGATAGTGAAAGCTCTACGTAAAAAAATTAATGTAGCTTCACAAGTCTTGGGTGAAGAATTAAAATCTTGGATTTAAATAAATAAATCTTTTGCGTTTCCTATTATAGGTTTGTATTTTGTTTTACCTTCAGATCTAAATGCGTGTAAAAAACTAGCTCGTGGTGTTCCCTCCGTATAGCTGCAGTGTATCCACCCGCTGTTAGGTTCACCTGGAGTATAAAATTCTAATATAAGCTGGTCATACGGAAGCTCTTTTTTGATCCAATCTGCAAGCTCACAATTGTCAACACCTACAACTTCAAAGTCCGCCGCCTCAGCTTTCGCATGTTGCGAATTCAAACTGCTGCCAATAGCAACACATAATTCAGGACTACGATAGCCTGATGTTATTTTAACTCTACCAAAATGATCACGAACTGGTTGTAAAATTTTTTCACAAAGTGTTTTTAATTTTTCTATTTGCTCTGCGTTAGGGTTATTATTAATACCCTTACGTATTGCTGTATCTGATTTAATTAACTCTGAAAGAGTAAAGTTACGTGAAAGATTCATTATTTAAAAAATATTCCTAATGCGAAGAGTACAGCAGATCCCGCTGCTGCTAAGAGAACCCAATAGACTTTATCTATCTTACCGCCCAACTTCTCGACGTCTTCATGTACATGTTTCAAATTTTTTTTGACACCTGATATGTGTCCGTACAAAGATAAAATATGTTCTCTAGTATTTTTTGGTTGCATTGCCATTAAGTTCTTCTCGCTATTTCTCGTTCTTCTGGGGATAGTAATGCCTGTTCACTACGTGTCAAGTTGTTAATTTGGTTATTTTGTCTAGTAAATAAACGTTGATTAGGCATTGGCATTTGTGGTAGTGCAGATTGACCTTGTGGATCAGTGTCTGGTAAAAAGTCATCTAAACTTATATTCCAATCTTGATATAAATTTAATTTATACATTTGATCTTCCATTTGACCTAATGTACTTTCAGCTTGATTATAAACATTTGATACTCCACCTTCTTTTGATAGATCTTCAAATCTTTCAATAATTTTTCTTGAAGGAAAGAATGGTATAAACTCACCAGATGTTATTTCATTATAGATAGATCCCAAACCTCTTTTATCAAAAATTTCATAAATATCATCATCTTTAATTCCTAATGCTTTTGCATTATTAATACTTGTTAACATTTTTTTCTTAACTTCAAATAAAGATTTATTAGCTGTAAAGTATCTATCTATTACATCTGAAGGTGTTCTCATATCAACTGGATCAATCTCTCCTGTAAATAATTTTCTAGAATTAGATACACCTTGTTGGTATTCAAACAGTTTAAATCCTAAAGATTTTTTAGGATCAACTTTTATTAATCTAAAACCAAATATACCTGCAAGCTCGTAAGGTATTTCGTATATTTCAGCTCCTCTACCTGGTTCACCAGTAATTGCTTTTTTAGTTCTTTCAAATGGTTGTGTTGTTGGTAATAAAGTTTTACCAAGATGTTGCATAATTATTGTAACTTTTTCTGGTCCTGGTGTTTGATCATTATATAATTGTTTACCTTCTCTTGTTCTACCATTTCTGCCCCATATATCCATGAACGCTTCTGTATAAATTGATTCTGATATAAATGGTGAAGCTGTTTCACCGGCAGCTTCTGCAATACCTTCTACAAAACCTTTTAATAATATTTCTTCGTTATCAATACCTTCTTGAATATTACGTAATAAAGATTGAAAAGGTCTTGTTAATGTATCATAAACATTATTTTTAGACCAATCTATATAAAATAATTCACCTGTTTCTGGATCTCGTGTGTATATTTTTTGTGAACTTTTAGCCCATGGTGCTACAAAATCATTTGCTGCATCTGCTTCTTCGTTTGATACACCAAATATAGCTTGTGATCCTTTTGTTAATCCATATGGAATTATACCCATAGCACCCACCATTCCAACAAGTCTTTTCATAGCAAGACCTTTCATAGGATTTGTGCTCGTAATTGGATTTAAACTTCTTGTTACAGGATCTCTTAAATCTTTTGCTACTTGTTCAAATATACCAAAGCCTGTTCTAAATACTTCTGATGGCCATGACATAAAATTACCAAAAGGTGATACCCTTGCAGCTCTTACAAACTCACCAACCTTTGCATAATTTGGCACTGTGTCTTGTACAATTTGTGCTACCTCTTGTTTTAATGCTTGTGGTGATATTTTTATGCCTGCTTTTGCATATCTTTCACCTCTTTGTATTAACTGCACTTCATAATTTATAATCTTCCAAATATCATCTTCTGCAACATATAAATCTTGCATAAATTTACCGGCTTTTTTAATACCTCTACTAGTTTTTTTACCTAGTGAATTAATCATAGGAAATAAAATACTATCAGTTGCAAAATTACCTTCACCAAATCTTACATCTTTCATTAGATTACGTAGATCTCCAAGCCTTACGTTTGTGTTTACAATACCTAATTCTAAATATTCTCTATATTTTTCTTGTGATAATTCTTTTCTTGGTCCACCTACTTGCACTGTACCAAAAGCATTGTTCATAGCTTGTTTAAATACTCTTGGGTCCGTGAACATTGTTCCGTTAGCAAATGAAAATGCACTAGAACTTAAAAAGTTTCTTATGTGTGTAGGCACAGATAGAATTGTTTTTGCGTATTGTGCACCAGCTTTAGGTGTTAATAATAAATTACGCCATGCCCATGAAAATGTTTTACCTATTGGTCCACCAGTTTCACCTCTCATAAAATCTTGTATCTTTGATACGTTGGTAAAACTTTCTGCTATCTCTCTTGTTGTATACGTATTAGATAATCTATTTACTAATACACCATCTTTAAAATATTCTTTTACATAATCATCCATCTTAACTATTTCTGGTTCGTTACCGAAAGCTCTTTTAGCTGCAAGTGGTGTAGAATGAAAAAAACCTCTTGCACCAAGTGGTGTTTCTGCTGTAGCTTTTGCTTTAGCTACTGCATCTGCATCTAGTATTTCATCAAACAATTGATTTTTTCTAGCTACAATTGACAATCTATTCATACCTTCAAAGATAGAGTGTCTAACATCATTTATTTCACCAAATAAATCTCTAAATATTTTTGATCCTTTACCTATAACTTGTATTTCTTTTTTACCACCAGGTAGTTTTTTCTCTATTGTTTGTGCAAATGTTTTTAATGCAAATGCATCATCGGCTGATCTAGATAAATTTTGATATGCGAACGTTGGTAGTCTATCTCTCTTTGGGTCCATCTTTCTAACCTGTTTGATAATATCATTTACCATACCTTCTGCTTCTAATTCTGTAATAGGATTCTTATTTTTAGCTGCATATCTCATAAATAATTGAATAGCTCTATCTACGTCTTGTCTTGCTGGTTTATACTTTTGTAAGAAACCTGCTTCTGCATTTTCAAATATTTCAAATGTATTACCAATATAATTTTTAACTCTATTACCCATTATCTTACGTAAATCTACACCTACACCCGCTGGTAAATCTACTTTAGCACCAGGTCCACCTGCTGTTATATTTAATATATTAGCAAACTCTTCTCTTGTTTTAACAATAGATCTTAATATATTTTGTGAAACTTCTGTACCTTCTCTTTTACCTAATCTTTTTTGAGTTTGTTGTGTTATCTCTTTTGCTAACTTTGCATCAACAGCTGATTTATTTAAATCACCTTTAAATAATCCATCATCTAACAAAGTTAAAAATTTTTTTCTTTCTTCCGCAGATGATGCATTAAAAAATTTTCTAAAGTCTGGAAATACTTTATCTACTTCTCTATCTATTCTAGCAACTTGTTCCTCAGCAAAGTTTACATCTCTCATTTCTCTTGCTTTTTGTGTTTTCTTTGCTTCAGCAACCTCTTGTGGTTTTGTCCCTCTAAATCTAAATGCAGCACTAAATTTATCTAATGCTTGGTCAAATAAACCACTGCTGTATGCAAGTTCTTTACCACGTTTAGCTAATGCTTTTGCTGCAACTCCTGTACCATAAACAAAAGGTGTAAGAAAAATAGACTCTGCACCAAATTTTGCTCTGTTCATTAATTTTCTAGCTGCGTCTTCTGATGGATCATCTCTAACATCTCTATCTAAAGCAAGAGCAGCATCAGGTCCAAACAGATCACTTATGTTTCCTATTTTTTCTGTATCTACAACAAGTGTTTCACCGGCTGCACCACCCAATACAACAGCACTAAATCTTTGTGCACCCGATAATTTATTTAATTCTTCAGCTTTTTTTCTACCTTTTACTGCGTTAGGGTTTTTAAAACTTACAAGCTTACCAGCTTTCTTTGCTTTTAATGCTTTAGTTGCTAGTGTTGTTGCAATTTTTGCACCTGCTCCTCCTGGTATACCTATTTGTACTAAAGCTTCTGATAATCTACCTATAGCTCTTTGTTCTGCTATTTCTTCTAATGGATTAAGTTTATCAAAAAATGCTTCTACCTGTGCAGCTGTATTTGTATCTGCTCCAAGATCAATGAGCTCTGCACCAAGAGATACTACTCCTTCTACAGTTTTTATAAGACCAGAACCAAGACCTGCAACAAATGCTGTTGCACCTGATACTTCATTGTTATCTTCTGCTTCAGGTAAATTTATATCTGTTGCACCTATACCTTCATCTAAACCTTGATATAAATTTTTATTTATATCATTTTCGTTTTTATTTTTTTCTTTTTCTTGAACTTTACCACCTGATATTGTGGGATTGTTTTTAGGATCGTATGGATCGAATGCCATTATGTCTCCTAATCCTGATCTACATCAATCGGCTTATACCCTGCTGAAGGATCTAGTGTTACAAAATCTAACGCACCATTGCCAACACTAACTCTTTTTTTCCATTGACCTTGTATGGCATCATAAAAAATTTGACCTGTTTGTACATTTGATACATCAGGAACATATTGAACTTTACCTTTTTTACCAACATCAACATAATCTATTTCTACTAGATTTGATCTTTGTCCTGCATCTGCAGCTTGAATAAAATCTATGGTTTTTCTAGATATATCATCTGCTCTACTACCTTTATATTTAGAAATAATTCTGTTTTCTGCAGCATCTGTTAGATCACCTCTCATAGCTTCTACTTGTTCTTCATAAGTTTGTGCGGCATAACCAGATTTATCTTTTATTTTTGCAATTTCTAAATCACTAGCTCTATCTAATGCAGCTTGTGATGCATCAAATTTTCTTTGTGCTTCTGCTATAGATTTTGCTTCATCAGATTCGATTGCTTGACCAACTATTGCTTGTTGTAATGCTCTATCCTGTAATGCTTCTTGTGCTCTTATGCCTTGAAATGTATTAAATGGTTCTTTAGCTGCTGTTGCTGCTGTCGCTAATAAACCACCTCTAGGTGGAGCAGATAATAGATTTAAACCGAAGTTAGTTAAAAAACTAGATACAGATCCAGGCATAGCTTGTGTTTGTGTTCTAGGTGCAAATTGATTATACAAAGCACGTATTCTTTCTACTTCACCACCTACATTATAGTTTTGTCTATCTAAACCTGATGTAATACCATCAGCAGATCCGCCTCTTCTAAACATAGGTCTTTTTAAAGTTCTATTCATTATCTATTTCCCATTAATGCAAATGGATTTTGATTTGCAACAGCTCCATATATACCAGCTAATGTTGTACCAACTCCTAATGCAGTCTGTAATGGTGTAGGATTTGGAACGTTACTTGTTTGTGTTTGTCCCGGATATCCACCCATAATACCTGCAACTTGTGCTGCATATCTATCTAATTGTTCTTGTGGTTGGAATGTTGCCATTCTTGTAGCTTCTCTTGTAGCGTCTAGTTGAGCTTGTGCTTGTGCCTGGTTCAATGCGCCCAACGTTCCTAATTGTGAAATATCTCCTCGTTGTAATCCAGGCACAAGTGATGCTAGACCTAGCTGCGTTTGTAGATCAGCAGCTCTTTGAGCCTGTGCCTGACCAAAACCTTGTTGTAATAATTGAGCTTGTAGTGCTGCTCTGTTTCTATCAGAACCAGTATCATATTCTGCTAGTTGAACTCCTTCTCTTCCTCCACCAAATGCGCCTGACTGTACCGCTCTATCTCTAATAGACTGTCTATTAATAGCTGCGTTTCTGTCAAATTCTGAAAGTGTTGCATCAATAACTTGTTGTTGATATGGCGACATATATTGTTGAGTTTGTGCCGCTGTCATTGGTCCTGTTAAATTCTGTGCTGCTGTTAAATATGGTTGAAAAGAACCAACACCTTGTGTTGCTAAAGTTTGTGCTTGTCTTTGTAATGCATCTTGTTGTGCTACTTGTGGTGCAAGTCCTGCTAAACTGTCTTGTCTAATTCCAAATTGTGTAGCTGCATCTTGTCTTGCTTTAAATTGATCAGCTGTTTCACCTGTTTGTTGTGTTAATGATCCTATCCCTCTTGTAACTACTGGTACGGCTGTTTGAGCCGTGATCTGTGTTGCAAGATCTTTACCTAAATCTTCTACAAACTGTGCGGGTAAATTTCTTACTGTTTCTGTTGCCATTATATGACTTCTCCTAATCTTTGTGATGTTTGAAACATGTTACGTGCGCCATCTAAGCCTTGCGATTCTTCTGATACGTCACCTCCGGCTTCAAGGTTTTTCATCATATTATACATAACTTCTGCGCCTTTGTCTATATCTCCATCTCCTGCATTTCTAACAGCTTCAGCTGTAAATACAAACTCATTCTTTGATAATCTTGCAGGCACATCGTCTGCTTTTTCCATTCTTCCTATTGGTACAAAACCACCTTCAGCTCTTAAATCCATTTCTTTGCCATCTAAATCTAATAAAGGCATAGTCTTTTTTGCTACTGGTTCAACGTCTCCACCTTCAGCCATAAATCTTGGTGCTGTATATGAATAAGGATCTCTTCTTATAGCTGCAATATCTATACCTTCGCCTCTGTATGGTTCTCCTTCATCTTCTTCTTCAGGAGCACCAACACCTAATAATGGTAATGCAGATGCTATACCTATTGCTTTTAGTGCACTGATACCACCTTTACCATCTCCTAATAAAAAATTACCTGCTTTATTATCAGTTATAGCTTTTGATAATCTTTTTAAAAGATTAGGGTCTTTTTCTACTGTTTTAATAATTTGATCACCAACTGCTTTGTCTATTCCAGCTTGAGTTGCTACATTTGATTTTGTTGCAGCACTAAATGCAGGAAAATCATCATACAATGGTGCACTAGATGATGTTGGAATTTTTGCTACATCTCTTGCATTTGGAAAACCAGAAGTTGCAAATTCATCTATATTTACATTTGGATTTACAAGATCTGTAACTCCTCCTGATGCAACATCGCTTGCAACTCTTGCTCTGCTAGCATCAGTTGCTACTGACGATTGTTGTGCTCCTTGAGCCGGGGCCATTGTAGCTAGAGCTCCACTTAATGCTGCCGATCTTAATATACCTTTTGCGTCTAAATCTTGACCAGATGCTAATTGTAAACCACCTTGTGTTAGTCCTGATATAGCTGCTTGTCTCATAAAAGGACTAGCACCAGCCATAAATCCTGTGCTACCAATAGCATATGGTGCATAAAGTGCTATTGCTGTTTGTACGTATGGATTCTTTAATAATTTTTTTCTAGTTCTATTTACTTTAGAACCAATTTTTTTAACTACTTTAGTTGCTTTTTTAATAATACCACCAACAAAATAATTTTGTCTTGCAACTTCTGTATCTGCAATACCACCTTCAGCCATAAATCTATAAGCTATAAAAGGATCTTGTGTTGTTGTTGGTACATTAGAAGCTGCTGCTGCGTTTGCTGCTGCTTGTTGTTGTGCTAGTAATTGTTGTAATGTTAAAACATTGTTACCATCACCATCATTATCTTGATTAATTGTATTACCATATGCATCTATTGTTCCAGCCATTCTTTGAGACATATAATCTTCATAGTTTTTAAAAGTTTTTTTGCCAGCAGGCACAACTTTTTGATTATAAAAATCTAAATTATTTAAAGGACCAAATTTACTAACAAATTTTCTTGCTAAATTAAAAGGTGTAGGAATATTACTAAAAAAATTTGCAATTGGATTTTTCTTTTTTCCTATATTTTCTACTTGTCTTCTATTAAAATCTCTGATTGCTCTACTTCTATTATAATCTTGTTGAGCTTTTGTATCTGTTACTTGATAATCTCCTGTTCCTCTGTCAGTTGTTCCCACCGTATCTTTATCGCCTCTACTTCCACCCCCACCTTCAAAACCACCAGGGTTATTTCCACCAGGTCCAAAGTCTCCTTCTAAAGAAGGTAAGCCACCAGGGCCTCTATTTGGTTTACCATCTAATGATCCATATAAATTTAAATTTACAAGTATGTCTTGTTCTTCGGGTGTAATATAAGCTAACTTTGCTGTAGGTGTATTTGGTGATGATTTTGCAATTTTTGGCACAGTTACCATTTCAGAAGGCATGTAGTTCATAACACCTGCTTGTTCTACAGGTTTCTCACTACCTTTTTTATACATCTGTCTTGCTTGTTGTGCGTTTGTGATTGCCATTATTCTTCGTCCTTGTCAGATGATGCACCTAATGCTGGCATCTTTGCTACTTTAATTTTTACAGATCTAGTTATATCTTCTCTAACTGTATCTGTTTCTGGATTTGCAATATCGTCCTCTGCTTCTTTGTCAGAGTTATATTCATAATTTGTTTTTGTATTTCTTAAAACTACTTCAGTTTCACACTTAACGACAGGTACCTCTTTGCCGTCAACTGTTATATATTCTACTGATCCTTCTTCTTTAAATGCCATATTAATCTCTATTTATTTGTAGCACAGAAATAACCATATGTAACCTATTTCCTGTGGCTGCTTGTGCTTTTAAAATTTCACTTTCCTGCATTATAAGGGGTTGTGATAATAACTCAACTGTTTGATTAGACGATATAGCCTTTGTTTTAAACAAATTAAATACTGATGCACCAGCTGTTAAAGTAACAGATATACTATCAGCATTACCAGAATCTTCAGATACTAATATTGATTTAATAATACTAGTGGTTGCTGTTGGACTGGTATAAACAGTCGTATTTGACGTATCGTTAAAATCTATTTTTGCGTTTGTATATATATTAGCCACTTAAAAACCAAGAGAATCTCTCTTGCTCCTGTTTTATTTCATCTAGAAAAGTTGAGTTTAATTGTTCTTTCATAAGTGTCAACGCTCTATTGATTTGTTTTTGGTTTGAAAAATCATACTCTTCTTTTGGTTCTGGTATTCTTACAGTTACTTTAGCCATTATCTTCTACCGTCCGGTTGTATATCTAATCTTAATGTACCAAATCTCCAAGATTCACTAGCTGCATCATTTGCTATTTTTACACTAGCAAATCTACCTCTAGCTCTTGTATCTTTTTTCTGTGTTGTAGATGTAATAGTAAAAGGACTATATGTAGAATTAGATGATGTATCTTGTGGATATCTTTTTAATCCAATAGTTACTTTTGCATTACCTAATAACGTTTTAAAATCTGGTATAAATCTTCTCATAGCTATAAACACTTCTCCTGCAACTTTAGGGCCAGCACTTCTACCTTGTGCATCTTTTGATCTTTGTTCAAGATCAAAGTCAAATGATTGTATAAACGATGTAACAGTAGTAGTTGTACCATTTGGATTTACTTGATCTGTACCTACTTCATGTTCAAAATAAGTTGTTTGACCTAAACCAGTTTGACCAACGATTATTGGAAACGTACCACTAGCAGAAGAATCATATTTAGTTGCATATGGGTTTTTATATATTGTAGCATCCATCCAACTTGTTCTTGCTTCTGTTCCTGTATACCAAACGCCACCTCTCACACCTGCTGATTCACCAAAGTTAAATACAACATATTTGTCATTATAATCTGAATTAGCTGATGGATAGTACCAAGTAATTTCTGTAAATAGATTATTTAAACCTGCTGCAACTTGTTGTCCTTTTGTAATATCAAAGTTATCAAATACAGAATCTTCAACAGTGCATGGTAATGATTTTACTGTACCATCATAAAGAAAGAAACCTTTTGGACTTAACCAAAAAGCGGCACCATCTATTTCAACAACAGCATTTTGTCCAATCAATCCACAGTTTGTACCAACTTGTTCAACAGCGAATGTAAATGGTGCACCAATAAATTTCATTGTATACAATGCATTATCAGTCCATATCAAAATAACTTCTTTTGCTTTTAATGCACCCATAATTTTAGTACCATCTTGTAATCTTTGTGTACCAGCTGTGTTTGTTGCTGATGGTATAAATGTATTAATATCTTCTTGATCAGAAAATCTTATAAACATATCATCTTGTGTTCCTGTATTTCCAATAGTTGTTTCTGTTCCTAAATGAATCAAGTGACGTGTTGTAGGTGAGATAAGAGTAGATCTTGTTTTAGTTGGATTGTTTCCTGTTGCAAAGTTAGATGTTGTTGTTGATGCACGTGTTGTTAATCTTGCACCGATACCAGCGTCCCAAGTAAATGTTTTACCGTTTAAAATAGTTGCAACTAATACTTCACCAAAATTATCTAATGACCATAGTCCGGGTTCAAGTGTAACATCAGATGCAGCTGCTGCTTCACCCCAGTTACCATTACTCCAAGGGTCCATACCCCAACCATAACCATAAGTTTGTTCTCTCGGTCCAACAGGCTCATATGGTTTTATACTTAAACTACCACCTGTTGATACTGTGCCACTAGCATTACTAGATTGATTAATCGTAAATGTACTTGTTGTTGGCACAGATATAACTTGAAAATTTTTATCTTCAAAGTCAGCATCATTAAAACCTGTACCACCAGGTAGTGTTACAGAATCTAATTGTACAATGTCTCCAACTTTTAAACCATGAGTTGATTTTGTAATTGTACAAGTTGCTGATCCACTTGTTGTTGCAATTGTTGCTGATGTTAATGTAGCTTTCAAAGGTGTGATGTCATACAACTGACCTTCAAAATAAATAAGTAAAAATTTATCTGATCCAAGAGCCACGTATCTATTACCATCATTATCTACGAAAGCATGTTGTTTTCTAACTACACCAGAAATAGTATCAGTAGTAAGTGATGCCCAACCTCCAACTTTTTCTGGTAGACCATATCTAAATCTTACATTGTCAGAATCAACCCAACGATTTTCTGCACCTGCTGGTGTATCTTGTTTATCTATTCCAGGTCTAAAATTAAACTCAACGAGAGCCACAGTCTAGCTCCTATATTTTATCTTTGTAAGCCCAACCTCTAGCAGAGCTTATATAAACTAATGTAAATGCTGCTCCATTTACATTAACAACTAAGTTTGATGCCGAGCCTAAAATGTTGGAACCATTTCTGCCTATGGTTAAGTTGTTAGAATTAAAATTACCTGCTGCACCTCCACCATCAATAAAATGTACTTCTGCGCCAATAGAAGGTGATGCTGGTAATGTTACAGTTACAGGCGATGAACTTGTATCTACAATTACTTGATCGTTTGCAACTGCAGTATAAGTACCATTAGTTGTTATGTATCCTCTTTCAACAATACTTGAATTTACATTTGTGCCATCTGAATATAATAAAGATTTTGATTTTACAGGTAATGATATTCCTGTTCCTGATACAGTTTTAAAAGTTAATGTATATCTATTTGAAGTTCTATCTGTAGAATCTTCAACCACGTATACTCTCTCGACTGAATCTGGAACTGTTACAGTCCTGTTAGCCGCAAGAGTACCCGTTAGTTTTAAGTACAGGTTTTTACCATTTGATACAGCTCCGTTAGAAATCGCTAATGCTTGATCAGACGATGCTACATCTATTGCGATGTAACCAGATGAGGCTTGTTCTAATTGCTGTAAATTGGTGTTAGTTATAGTACCCCATGTACCTGACTTCTCACCAGTAGTCATTAATTCTAATTTTAAATTACTCGAAAATGTTGATGCCATAATTCTCCTATGGGTTAAGCGGATCTATTGGGACCCACGTTTGCCCTGCGTTTGGATCTATTGGGTTCCAAGATACCACAGAAACAGTGCCTAATGCAAGGTTAAATCTCTTACCAGTAACACTAGTTCCAAAGGCTACATCTGTGTTTCCAACAGCAATATTGACTCTATTACCATTAGCTAGAACCACTACATTTTGTATACCTACGCCTGCAAAAGTTGTTGATGAAAAGGATGTTGCTCCAAAAAACATATTATATCTCCGTCCAAACTTGAGTTGCGTTTGTTTGCACCGCTTCCCATTTTCTAATTAATATATCAGATGTACCTATGTTAAATCTATTACCAGATGGTAACACTTTAGACTTAGCTATTACAGTTACATTGTTAGTTGAAATGTTAAATCTTTTGCCTGTTACAATTGCTGTTGCATTTGCTTTGGTTGTTGCATTACCAAGAGCTACTTCAAAACCATTACCTGTAACAGATAAATTACATTTACCTATAATTGTTACATTACCAATACCTAGATCTAAACCTTGACCAGTTATATCTGGTTTAGCATTAGCTTTTGTTATAACTGTTCCATTACCTATCTCAAAACCATTACCTGTAACTGGTACATCTTTTGGTATGGAAGCTTGTGCATCACCTATACCTAATTCTAAACCATTACCTGTTAATATTTCTCTAGCTTTTGCAACAATTGTTACATCACTAGTTCCAATATTTACTCTATTACCTGTAACGGAAACATTAGCTTTACCGATGATTACATCATCACCGATAGCTACATTGATCCTTGATCCAAGGACATTGACGAATGCGTTAGGATTAAAGCCTACATCAGAGAAGGCTGCTGCCGAAAAGGAAGTAGCACCGAAGTACATGCGAGGTTACCTCGCAGTTGCTGGGATATTATTAGATCCTACGATTGATTGACCAAATGCCATGAAGAGATATTCTCCATCTCCATTTAAACCTGAAGCACTTCTTATTTTGAAACCATTTGATAAAAAGTCTACATCAGCACCTGAACTTTCTGCATTATTATTTTCAGCATCTAAAACTGCTTGATTAGGATTTAAAGCATCTCTTTTATTATCAAAAATTCCCCAACTGTTTGCGCTATCTGTTCTTTTAAACATAATCCAAGATGGTGCAAATCCACAATAAACAAACGTATTATCAGATGCGTCTATTCCAGTATATGAGCCAAACTTGCTAAAACCAGTTTTTTCTGCAAAGCAGTAGGCAATCATATCATCTCCATTACCATTACTACCATTAGAACTTCCTAATGAAAAAACACTTGAAGTTGGTATTGTGCTATTCCATCTTGTTGCACCTGTTGCTTTTGCATTATTTAAATTTAATCTAATAAATTCTGAACCAGCTAAAGCATTATGCCAAGTTATCCAATCATCAGAATCATCTCTATTTTTAACAATAACCATATCTAAAGCCTGCCCTAATCCATGACCCACAGTAGCATTAGCACCTGTACCTGTCCATTTAACAATACTAAATCCTGCTGTTGTATTAGCAGATACAGTTGAGTTTATAGAGCCATCTGAATTTGATGAACCTTGACCATTTGCTTTCCAGTTCCATGATGCGTATGTTTGACTATTTTCATTTACTCCATTATCAGCTCCATTTGTAAAACCATCACTATCAAAAGATGAAACAATACCAGATAAAGTTTCTTCAGCATTAGTGCTATCTGAAGATATTCTTTTAGTCACTCCTCTAACTGCATCTACAAGATTATGAGAAGATGTTGAGCTTCTTTCTTTTATCCAAATCAAATCAGGTTGAAATCCAACTCCTGTAATTGCATTTGTTGAGCCATTTCCAGTATAAAGTTTAGTATTAAAATAGTCTGTAGATTTATTAATTGTTGTATAAGCCATATTATAAATTTAATCCTTTTGTTGATAACGCGGTATAGCCAGTTGGTACATCATATTCAAAAATTCCTATTCCACTTGCGTTAGTTCCTGCACTAGATACTGCTGTTGTTCCAAAATAACCATTACCGAAGTTTGCCTGACAATAACTAGAATGTGTTGTAGCATCACCCCATGCAAAAAAATAAGTTCCAGCAGTTATTGTTATCGCTCCTGTGCTTGTAGTTGGATCAGCACTATTTTGCCATGTTCCATTTTTACTAAAAAATAATCTGTTATTATCTAAATCCATAGCTACACCAATAATATCATTTTGTGTCCAAGTATTCCCACTCCATGAAATATTAGAATTATTATTTCTTACATATCCTGTATTGTCATAATAACCCCAAGAAGTAGATGTACTTCCTAATTGAGCAGACGCAGATATTGTTGGAGATTGTGTAATACCTACAAGTTGTCTATAAGGTGTAGCAGAGCCACCATTGTGTTTCAATTCAAAATAATATTTACCAGAAGATGCTGCTAAAGTTGATGTGTTCCAAGTTTCAATACTAGTACCACCACTATTTAAAGCAGTATTACCAGAACTAAATGTTGAACTAGCATAATAATTATCTAAAGGATTCCATGTAGCAAAAACATTACTTGGACAATCTTCTGTTTTTGTACAAGTACCAGTTAATGTAAAATTATTTCCATTACCAGAGTGGTCTGTGCCTGTATTACCATCTTTTAAAATAAAATACCCATTAGTTCCATAAGTTACACTTGGAGCAGTATTTATTTTCCATTCACCAGTTGTTGCATCTGTTGAGCCGAATACTGTTGGGTCATAAGCTGTTCCATCTACAAAATGAAAATGTGACATAACACATTCTAAATTATCATAAGAACTAAGACCACCACCATAAGTATGAATATAATGCTCTGCACCACCACCATTATAGTTTTGAGCATCAACTGTTATTGATGTTTTTACACTTTCGCCATTGTAATAAAGTGTTCCAGTTCCACTACTCACTTTTAAATGAATATGATACCAAGCATTTACATCTCTCATATAGACTGTTGGTGAAAATCTTGTGTTTCCATTATTTCTATAAAAAGTAATGTTGTTTGGTGTAGTATCTCCTTGAAAAAATAAACCACTTGGATCACTATCACTAATACTCCAAAGATAAGGAACATTAGTAGTTGTTGGTGCAAAATTATTTATTTTTACCCAGAATGATACTGTGTAAGTATTACTTGTTGATGGTGTAAAATCTGTTTTACTAAAATATCCTGCCATTAGAATTGTCCTCCTCCTGATGCTCCGTGAGATATAGTAATACTAAACGCACGGTCCGCTGTTTGACCCTCTGCATCCGTTGCTCGAATAGTAAAACTATACGTTGTTGTTTGCGTTGAGCCTGATTCAGTACCCGTAATTGCACCTGTACTTGTATTTAAACTTGCACCACCTGGAAGTGCTCCAGATTGTACAGCAAAACTTGTAGCATTTGTTGCAGCAACTGTAAAGTTGATAGTTCCGCCATTTGAAACTGTTCCCAAACTACCTGCTCCAGTTGTCCATGCAGGTGCATCAGATACCGTAAGTAAAGCTGTTCCTGATCTACATGCAATACCATCGTTATTTTCTAGTCTTAAAAAATATGTACCATCAACTGGTAAAGTAAAGTTTGCAGTAACAGATGTTGCACTTGAAAATGTCACAGAGTTTGCAGTAACAATCGCACCAGTAGATGCGTTGATTGCATCAACAAAAGGTGGTGTAGAACTGTCCTTAAAATTTGTACCAGTAATCACTACGTTAGCAGCATTATTATCAATAACAGTTGGACTGATAGATGAAATAGTTGGAAACGTAATACTATCTGCAAAAGATAATGTCCCTGATCCGTTAGTCGCGATTACTTGATTAGCTGTGCCATCAGCTGTTGGTAATTTTAAAAATACACCAGTATTGATTGTAGGTGAATTATGTATTGTGTGATTACCCATGTGTGCATGTGATGAACACTGGTAATATAAAATGCTTGGTGTATCTTTATCTACAGCAATTGTTGTGTGTGCACCTGAATTTCCTGGTGCAGGTGAACTACCTGTATTAGTTACTCCAGTTGTAAACTCTGTTGTTTTAGCAGCATCAACATAAAATCTTAATGGGTGTCCAGAGTTAGATGCATCTGATTGATCAAATTTATAATAGTATGGTTTTGCTGTATCATTACCTTTTAATTCTATAATTGGTGCTTCAATACCATTTATAACATACGCATTAGAACTACCAACGTTGTAATATGGATGACCAGTAGTCTTAGTTGCAACTGTAACTGTGTATACTATTGGAGCAGACGATGATGCATAAGGACTAAGAAATCCTCCACCACCAGAATCTTTACTGATGATAAGATTACCGTTTTGGTCCTGAATTGTATCTACTTTTAATATACTACTCATAATTAATTAGCTGTTGTTGGTACTCCATTTGTTGTTTCATCGGCTACAAAAGGGTCTTTAGCAAATGCCATAAACATATAAGGTTCGCCACTTTGATTGTGATTTGAATGTGACATCCTTAATTTAAAACCATTACTATAAATATCTGATTCGGTATTAGCATCTGGTGCAGTTTCTGCGTAAGTACTATTTGCGTATAAATCTCGCCATTGACCATTAAAATCTCTATTAGGGTCTCTTATTAACCAGTCAGCAGTTCCACCTATTTTTTTAGTCATTACAAAATTAGGTTTAAATCCTGTGTAAATAAAAGGGCCCTCTGTATCTCCGTTACCATTATACGTTCCTATTTTACAATAACCTTTTACGTTTTTAAAAACATACATTATATAATTTTGTCCACTAGCATTTGTATCAGTATCTGTTCCAATATTAACCACTGTTGATGTTGGAACAGCATCATTAAAAGCATATGGTTGATTAGAATTTGCAGCACTATTGGAATCCAAAACCATTCTTGTTCTACCATTAAAATCATTACACCAAAAAATCCAGCTAGGGGTTTGAGTTCTACTTTTAATAATAAGTGCGTCTGGAGTTCCACCAAGACCATGAGCAATAGTTCCATTTGAACCTGTGCCCGTATATGCGTATATTCCAAAACCAGATGTTGTATTAATAGAAACTGCTGTTGGTGTTATACTACCTCCAGATATAGCTGAAGTAGTTCCTGCTTTCCAATTCCATGATACATAAGTTTGACCATTTTGGTTTGCACCATTGTCAGTGCCAACAGTAAAACCATCAGTACCAAAAGCTGTAAGTTGTTGAGCTTGTGTGTCTTCAGCGTTATTACGGTTTGGAGATAGTCTTGTAGTTACACCTCTTAAAGAATCAAAAGAATTATGATTTTCAGTACCACTTCTTTGTTTAAGCCATACCCAGTCAGGTTGATGTCCAACACCTGTAATAGAATTAGACGAACCTGTACCCGTGTAAAGTATAGTATTAAAATATACGTTTGATTTTTTAATTGCACTATAAGCCATATTATATCCTATCCATAAGTATTTAAATTTTTTGTGTTTAACGCATAATAGCCAGTTGGGACATCGTATTCAAATAAAGATCCATTACCATTTGAACCAGCAGAAGATATAGCCGTTGTACCAAAATATCCGTTACCAAAGTTTATGCTTTGTTTATTACCATTTCCATAGACATCAAAAAATGGAGTAATTGGAGTGCCAGCAGCAGGCCAAGACACACTTAACTTACCATTTACACTTGTTCCTGGAAATGCTTGGTTATTATTACCACTACCATCTGCCCATGTGCTATCACTTGCACCACCATTTTTTGAAAAATAAATATTTCCATTAGTTATATCTAATGCAACGCTTATAATATCTCCTGCAGTATATGATGACATGTAAGTTGTAGAAGAACCATTATAGTAAATTTCTCCGTTTTGGTGAATATAAAATGCGCCTGTTCCATAGTAGTAACTACCACCATGTGTTTTATTATTACTAAAAAATATACCTAATCTATGTCCAGTTGTTGCTGCTACATCAACTTTAAATTCCCAATACCACTTTCCTGTTTCAGGTGAAATAGTTCCAAATGTCTGTCTGTTAGCATTATCAGGGCTAGACATAGTTAAATTAGCATTTGAAAATGTTGGTGTTGCTATACCAATACTTTGTTTAATTACATCATTAGGATTTAAAGTGCAGTAATTATTTGATGGTGTATCAAGTGATTGTATTAAATTTCCATTAGTTGTAAAATTATTTGATTGACCTGAAGAGTCTAATCCTAAATTACCAGAGTTTTCAAATTTTAAATGAAAACCATTTGTACCCCAAGTAACACCAGATGGTGATTTAAATTTCCAAATATTTGTTGCAGTATTTGTTTCACCAAATACAGTTGGAGCCACAACACTTCCGTCAACAAAAGCTAGGTGACTTATGTTTCCTTCAAATTGATCTGCGTTATTAGAGTTATCACCAATAGTATGTGCAAGAGCTGAACCTAATCTTAAAACATAATCTTGTGAAGGATAACTTGTATCATTAAATTCAGTTTCTTGTACTCCATTTACCCAAAGTTTTATTCTATCGGCAGCTGTCGCTTGTGTAGTATCAAATTGAACAACGATATGATAAAATGCTGATGGATCTCTAAACAATCTTTTAGTTGTTACATAGTATTGTTGAGAACTTACTTTTTCATAAAATGAAAATCTATTTGCACTATTAAATCTTATATCTGCTCTATTGTTGGAGTCTGTGTATGTGCTAAAAATAGAACCATCACTACCTATATCAGCTCTTTTTACCCACATAGATAAAGTAAATTTTTTGTTTCCAGTTGGTGTTGAAAATGTATGTGTTAATGTACTTGCCATAATATTATCCTAGTTAAACTGCCCTGAGTTGTTAGCTGCAAAAAGAAATGTTAAACTAAATGCTCGGTCAGCAGTTTGTCCCTCAGCATCTGTTGCTCGTATAGTAAAGTTAAACGTTGTATCCGCTGAAGCACCAGATTCCGTTCCTGTTAATGTAGACGATCCTGAGCCACTATTCAATGTAATTCCACCAGGTAGTGATCCTGATTGTACAGTCATACCTGTTGAATTTGTTGCTGTTAAAGTTATTGTTCCTATACTTGAACCTCCAGAAAATGTACCTAATGTCCCTGCTCCAGTTACCCATGCTGGTGCATCAGAAACTGTTAATACAGCACCTGTTTGCACTGCATTACCATCTGGGTTTTCAATATATAATTTGTATGTGCCATCCACAGGCAAAGTAAATTTAGCTGTAATACTTGTTGCAGATGAAAATGATACTTCATCAGCTACAACGGTTGCTCCTGTAGAACTATTAATAGCTGTAACCAAAGGCACTGATACAAAATTAGTTCCTGCTATTGTACAAGTAGTTTGTGTGTTTTCAATTGTTGATGGTGTAATAGATGAAAAAGTTGGTCTTGTTTCTGTAGTTAAAGTAATAGATCCACCAAGGGCCACTGCTTGACCATTGATTGTAATTTGTCCA